TATGCTTTCAGTTGATAAAATGGAAGTTGGTGCAATGGCATCGTTTGTTGGTGCAGACGGAATGTCTATGCCTGCAGAGGGTACTTATGAATTAGCAGACGGAACTATGATTACTTGTGTTGCTGGTTTAATTACTGAAATTATGCCTAAAGAAGCAGAAGTAGAAATTGAAAGTCAAGCTAAGCCATTAGAAGACGAAATGAAAGCTATTTTAAGCCGTTTAGAAGCATTAGAGAAAGTTTACTCTAGTAAACAAACTACTTTAGAAGCTGAATTAACTGAAACTAAAAAAGGTTTATCGGTTGCTTTATCTGCTATCGATGCAATGGATAAAAATTCAGTAGCGTTGAATTTAGAAGCAAACACTAAAACAGAAAAAAACTATAACGAACTAACTCCATTAGAATTATTCAAATTGAGAAAACAAAACAAGTTCGTAGGATAAAAAATAATAAATTATAAATTAACAAATAAAAAACAAAAAACAAAATGGCAATATCTTATTCACAATTAGTAACGATAAATGGAGTAGCTGCAGATCCAGTAATCTCTGAAATTATCTTTGAAAATAAAACAATTAGCGAGGGCTTAGTATCTTTTGAAACTGGTATCAAAGCAGGTACTATCTTTACTGAAAATGTAAACACAGTAACTATGCAGAATTGGGCAGTTAACCCATCAGCATCAGGAACTATCGGTATTAATGATGTATTAATCACTCCTGTTAAAGTTGAGTATTTAGATTCATTTACTCCAAATGATTTACGTACTTCACGTTTCAATAGAGATATGAAGCCAGGTGCTTGGAATGATGTATCTGACGAGTTCGCTAAAATGGTTTTAAATGGTGTAGCAAAGTCAATCTCTGCTGACGCTGAAACTAAATTTTGGAATGGTGCTACTTCTGCAACTAAAACGGCTGTTGCTGCTTTAACTGCAGGTACTGCAAATAACCAAGTTGGTTCTTTAGAAAAATTATTAGTTGCTGCAATGCCAACTACATTATTTGATTCAGTTGTTACACGTGCTATCTATAACAATACAGCCGTTGGTGGTCGTATTAAAGTTGTAGGTACTGCTGCAATCACTGCTTCAACTATTGTTGCTCAATACCAATTATTATATGCTGGCATCGTTGCTGAAACTTTAAGTGCTTCTGACGAAAAAGCATACATTTACGCTCCACGTTCACACAAACAATTAATCAATATTGCAAATGTTAATTTAACTTATCGTGATGTATTTAGTGTTGATATGGTTGCTGACAAATATTACTACTTAGGTGTAGAAATTAAATTTGTACCAGTTGCTGAGAACGTATTATTTGTAGCTTTACCAAGTAACATCAAATGGTGTACGGATTTAATGGAAGACTTAAACATGGTAGTTATTGATAAATTCCCTCAACCACGTAAAGATTATTTCTATGATGTAGTGTTCACTATCTTTGCTCACGTTACTAACCAAAGATTCAATACTTTATACGTTTACGCAGCGTAATAAATAAATTAAGGGGTTATTGATTTAACCCCTTTCATTTTTTAACATTATAAAATTATAAAAAGATGCCTTGTCCATTAACTCAAAATTACGTTTTAAAAGACTGCTTAACAACTGCTGGTGTTGAATCATGGTTAGTTACTCCTTTTGCAAACGTATTAACTACAACGCTTACAGCGAATGTAGTAACTGCAATTACTAAAACACTTGCATGGAAAACTTACGCACAGGAAACTGAACAATCAATGTGGTCTTATACAGGAGCGGGAACTAACGCAAATGGTACTAAGGCTTATGACTGGTCTTGTACTATCAAAACAAATGGTTTAAATACTTTAGATCAACAAGAATTAGATACTTTATTAAGCAACAAAGTTGTTTTAATTGCTAAAATGTATAATGGTGAATATTGGATGTTAGGTAGAACTTTCGGTTCAACTGCAATCGATTCAGCGTTTGAATCAGGTACTGCAATGGGTGACTTTCAAGGAAGTACGTTGACTATCAAAGGTCGTTCTAACGTACCTGCTGTAAAAGTTGACTCTGCTATCATAGCAGCTTTATTAACTGTATAATAATTAAATTATTTCACATTAAAGAAAGCAATCTTAATCGGTTGCTTTTTTTTATTTTTGTAAAAGTTTAAAAAAATACTATATTATTATAGTGATATTAATTAATAAAAATACAACTAACAAAGTAATTTTAACGCTTAGCGAAAAAACTACTTTAACGAATACTGTTTATTTATTTGAGGTTACAAATGATATGAGTAATGCAGTAAAATGTTTTATTGCAGCCGATATAAGTGCTAATAAATTACGTTATAATGAATTTGATTTTATAGAAAATGTAACTGAGAATTTATTGAATGGGACTTTCAGTTTAGAACTAAGTGGTTTCTATAAATACAATGTTTATGAGCAGGCAAGCACAACAAACTTAAATCCATTGTTAGCTTTAAATTTAATAGATAAAGGTAAATTAAATGTAGTTTCTCAAATGAGTACATACCCAGTTTACACAGGCAATCAAAATAACACAATAGTATATGGCGGTTAAATTTCAGTATATTGACAATAAGCATATGATGACCTTTAAGGCTTTGCCTAAATTGGTATTTAGCGAAGATACAAAAGGTTATATTAAGTATGGTAAAGATAATATGTACCCTCAAGAGTTGGTGCGTTTATTTAATGAGCATCCTGAACATAGAGCCATTGTTAATCGCAAAGCTAGATACATTTTTGGCAAAGGAATTAAGGCGGTTAATGAAGTTGATACAATTAAAGTAAATACGTTTGTTGACAATTTTAATCGTAAAGAAAGTTTAAATCAATGCGGTAAAAAACTAACTACAAATACTGAATTATTTAATGGTGTTTATGTAGAGGTTATAACTAACTTACAAGGTCAACCGATTGAATTTTATTTTTTGAATTCTGCTAATTGTAGAATATCTGAGTGCGAAACTAAATTATATTTTAGTAAAAATTGGAATAGAAATACACAAAGCAAAGATATAAAAACAATCTATAAATTTGAAAACAACGGAACTGCTGGCACATTCTTTATTGACTTTAAATATTACACAGCAAGCGCAAGTAAATTAGAAAGCGTTTATCCGACTGCGCAATATCAGTCTATTGTAAACGATATTAATACAGATATTGATATAAGTACATTCAATAAGAATTACTGCGCTTCGGGTTTTTCGGTGGGAAAGATAATAAACTTCTTCAATGGAACTCCGACGGATGACATGATTCATTCAATTGAAAGGTCATTTAAAGGAACTTACACAGGTGAGAATGGGGAAAGTTTAATGATTACACATTCGGACCGAGATGATAAAGCCCCCGAAGTAGTGGATGTGTCGGTACAAGATTTATCAGAGAAATTTGCGTTTACTTCAAAGCGTGCTATGAAAAAAATCTTTGCAGGTCATGAAATGGCACCCGAATTATTTAATATAAAATTTGACGAATCTTTTTTAAGTGGTAGCCCCGATTTATTAATCTTACAGGAACTTTTTGTAAAAGGTTATATTGAGCCAAGACAAGCTGACTTATTAGAATTTATATCTTATTTATCATTCTTAAAGACTGGTGAATATTTAGAAATGATGTTTGAGCCGATTAGTTTAATTGGTGCGGATTTAAGCAACGACCAAGATTTAACGCAAGACGAACGTAGAAAATTAAAAGGATATGAGCCACTGGTGGCTATCCCTACCGATATAAACGGACAGCCTTTGCCTATTACTGCAACAATAACAAACGATAATTTAACAGGTTTAAGTGCTGCGGATAATGCCGATATGTACCGAATTGTAAGAGATTACACTAAAGGTAAAATAAATGAGCATTTAGCAGTAACTAGATTAACTGCTTATGGCATTGACGAAACGCAAGCTAAAAAAATATTAGGTATTGAGGTTAGAATGTCAAATGATAACGATCCAATATTAATGGCATTAATGAGTTGTGGACGTATTGAAGATAAATCAACTTATACTATTTTAAAAAGAGAAAAAGTTAATTTTAAAAGTTCAGTGGATGCTTTAAAGTACGAAAGGCAAATAATGAAGTTTGCCGATGCTTTAATCATAACTGTACAAGAGTTAGACAATGCTGTTTTAAATGCTTTAAAAGGCAATCCTAGTATGTCTATTGATGAAATTGCAAAGATTACTCAAACGGATGCTTTAAAAATTGAGCAGTCAATAGCTAGGTTAATTGATAAAGAATTATTAACCGATTCGGTTAGTGGTTTTAAACCAACTGAAAAAGCATTAGAAAAAAAAACTGAACCAATAGAAAGTGACGAAATTTATACAGTTTATAAATACGAAATTAATGACGATAAGCCAAAATTAGATAAAAATGGTAGACCTATTAAATCTCGTACTTTTTGTGTTAAGATGTTAGCTAAAAAACATGAATATGATTTTGAAGAGTTAGATAGAATGACAAATGATTTAGGAACTAATGTTTGGGATTATCGTGGTGGATATTATACTAATTCAAACACAGGAATAACTGATCCCGACTGTAGACATTTATGGATGGCAGAAACTCGATTAAGAAAAAAAGAAAAGAAAAAATAAACAATGGCTGACGTTTTATTCATACAGGAAGACTACTTTAAAAAACTCGCAGGAGTTGATGGCAACGTAGATTGGAAAAAATTAGAAAGCACTATTATTATGGTGCAGGATATTTATATACAAAAAATATTAGGCACTCAATTATATAACGATTTAAAAACTAAAATAATTGCTAATCCTACTTTGTCAAGTTACCCAAATGAGAAAGCACTTATAAATGATTATATTGCAAAGGCTTTATGTTGGTATGTAAAAATGGAAGCATCACCAGACTTTAAATTTGCGTACCAAAATAAAGGCATACAAGTAAAGTCAAGTGACAATTCAAGTTCTGCAGATATTAGTGATGTTAAATTCTTAATGGATAAATGGCGCATTCATGCAGAAAGATACGCTCAATTAGTTACTGATTACTTAATTGAAAATACAACTACCTTTCCAAAATATTTAGAGACAAGTAACACTGGCATGAATCCAACTGTACGCAATTACACTAACGGAGTTGCAATGCGAGGTGACTTAGATTTTGGTAATGAAGAGTTTAATCGTTTTAACTATTGGAGAAGACACGAAGAATAAATGCTAACACTTAATCAAGACATAGAATTATTTAAAAACTTTGCTTTAAAACACAAAGGCATAAACTCATTTTATTTTGGGGATGAATCGGAAGCGGACACGAATGTTGAAATCGTTTACCCTTTTATGAATGTTATTTTACAAGGTAGTAGCATTACCGAAAGTGTTGTTAGTCGCAAGTATATGATTGTGATTAGTGATTTAGTAAACAAGGATATAAGCAACGTAAATCAAGTATTAAGTGATGTTGAGCGTTTGTGTTATGATGTACCTAACTATTTAAGACAAGTGCGTAATAGCGGTTATTTAGGTGCTTTTAAGTTTGATGCTAATATTTCTTTAACTGATTTCACAGAGCGTAACGATGACGATGTTAGCGGTCACTTTTTTGATTTAACAATTAGTTCAGCAATCGGAAATGATAGTTGTGTTTTACCAATTAACAGCGGAAATATATTAGATAACAATTATATTTATGTTGGTGGAACGATTAATCAAATAGTAGGTAATTTTCAAGTATTGATACAAGACCAAAGCGGTAATACTTTACAAACATTTACCACTTCGGGAACTTATACAGTCGAAGTGTTACAGCAAATAATTGACACAATAAACAGCAATACAGCAACAATAATAGATCCAATAGTTTAGATGGCAAACGTAGATATAAGATTAGGTTATAAGGATAGTACGTGGTTTACAAACAACGCTACTTTGGTATTGTTAGCAGGTCAAATGGTTTACCTGCAACAAACAGGTACTTATAAAATTGGTGACGGTGTTACTGTTTTAAGTGCTTTATCATTCTTAGGTGCCGCAAGTTCGGTAACTAAAACATCTGACTTAATAAATGACGGTGACGATGGTAATAAATTTATTTCTTTAAATGATTTGCCTTCTAATCTTATTTTATATGCTACAACGGCTGCAAGTGACATTCCTACTTATGTTAAATTAGTAAGTAGCATAACAGATCCAAGTTATAATACAGTTGCAGTAAATGTAAGCACAGGTTCGATAACAACTACTAATCAATTTATTTCAAGTTTAATTACCTCCACAAATGTAATAGTTGGTAATCCTGGTGTTATTAATATTTCTACAATTGGAAATATTAGAAGGACATCAGGAACAGGAAATGCTGAATTTTATTTTGAAGTTTATAAAAGAGATAGTGCAGGAACTGAAACTTTAATTACTACTTCGGGAAGTACTCCTCCTGTTTTTAATGGTATTTATGCTCAATTTTCAGCAACTGCATTATGGAATGATGGAACGTTTTTATCAACTGATAGAATTGTTTTAAAGTTTTATGGAAGTAGAATAGTAGGTGGTTCTGCCCCTACTTATGATTTTCAATTTGGAGGTTCAAATCCTGTTAGGTCTTTAGTTCCTTTACCTTTAACTGTATCTCCTAGTAATTCTATTCAAATAGTATCAAAAGATATTACTGATAGCACAGCCCTAACAGGAACGACTGCCATTACTTTAATGAAATCGGTTTTAATACCTGCTAATACTTATGCAACGGGTGACATAGTTAAAATATTAAATAGAGCGGTTAGAAATACTGCAACTGGTGGCGCAATTGATTATTTATATATTAATACAACTAATAGTTTAACAGGTGCAACACTTGTTGGAACTATGAGCGGCTCTTTATCGTTTTATGGAATGGAGCGAAGTTTATATATTAAGTCTGCAACTAATAGCGAAACTTATAACACAGCTTTAAGTTCAGCAGGAAGTGAAGTAACAACAGGAACAAGTGGCGCATCTAGTTTAAATATTAATTGGGCTGTTAATCAATATGTAATTGCTGCCTTTCAAAATGCAGCGGTTGGTAATAGTACAGTTATGAGTTCACTAATTATACAAAAATATTAATGGAAAATTTAATTAAAATAAATAATACAATTACTTGGAGAGATATTCAAAATGCTGATATAATTGATATTCAAAAATTAGATGAAATGGCTTTGAATTTAACATTAGCAGAATATAACACTTACTACTTTGACTATCCAAATACTAGCGTAAACGGAATAAACTATAAAACAATTGATGAATTAATTAATATACTAAAAACAAAATAAAATGGCACAAGAAATAAACGATACAATGATTAACCGAATTGGCGGTTTAAATGGAAGTAAAACAGTAACAGGCACTGGAGCGGTTACTGCAATTAATTTTTCACAAATTTACATACGTGAAGCAACAGTAATAGCAACGCTAACGGGAACTGATTTAGTAACTGGTGCAACTAGCAATCTATTGACAACTTTAGGAATTAGTGCGGTTAGTTTATTAGCAGGTGAGTTACACGTAGCACCTTACGGAACTAAAATTAGCGCAATTACTTTAACAAGTGGATCAGTAATTTTATACTAAAATGATAATCGGAAAAGCAATAAGCCCGTTTGCTATTAAGCGTAGGAATGGCGGTGGCGGTACGGATGCCGATGCGCAAGCGTTTATAACTGCCAGTGGAATAAGTGGCACGGAAGCGACTGCTATTAATACTTTGGTAGTTAATTTAAAAAGTGCGAATATTTGGACTAAAATGAAAGCTGTTTACCCAATGGTAGGTTCGAGCGCAACGAGTATGAAATGGAATTTGAAAGATGCGCGCGATCTCAATGCAGCTTATAGATTAACTTTTTTTGGTGGTGGTACGTTTAGTGCAAATGGCTATCTGCCAAATGGTACAAATGCCTACGCATCTACTTTTTTAAATCCATTAGCGGCTTTAACAAATAATAATACTCATATGTCTTATTACTCAAGAACGGTAACATCTGGCGAAAATCGTGGCTTAATTGGTGCATCCACAGGGGCAACTTCTTTACCATTATTTACAATATATGGTAGAAATGCAACTAATTCAGTGACAATGGATTCTTATAATTATACTACTTGTAGAAATTTTGTAAGTGATAACACTGGCGCTGCTTTTTATATAAATAGTAGAACTACAAGCACATCATTTAGGTCTTATAGAAACGCTGTTATGGCTTTAAATAATGCAGCATCTAATACTTATAATGTTGCAACTATAAATTTTCCTATCACAATAGGGGCGTTAAATTTAAACGGAGCAGTAGGGCAATTTGGAACATTTCAATGCGCATTTGCTTCAATAGGAGATGGCTTAACCGATGCTGAAGCATTAGCTTTTTACAATGCAGTTCAAACTTTTAACACAACTTTAGGTAGACAAGTATAATGATAACTTTAAAAGATTTAAAACAAGCGCAATATGACTTATATGTAGGTCTATTGACTGATCAACAAAAGGATAGTTTATTAGTGCAATGGTATGCGCCCGACTGCTATTTTAACCCTATACAGGATTTAAACGATAACTGGATTATTAGCGTTGAAGAGATGGCTAATTGTACGAATGAAGAGTTTATTTGGGTTAAAGATTTACCATTAATTATTTACGAACCAAAACCAAGCCCACCATTATAGCTATGAAAGAATTAGGCTCTTTAGAAAATAAAATTAAATTGTTCACTTTTGTTGGTGGCTTAATGGCTAACTATTTTTTAATCAAAAGTGATATAAGAGAATTGTACACTGAGAAGCATTATGAAATAGAACATTTGCAATATCAGATTGAAGAGATTAAAGCCGATTGTTGTGATGAAAAAAGCAAAGAAACTGGTTTTGTTTACGAACCTAAACAAGCTATTTTACCAAACGAAACTAAAATTATCAATCATACATTTTAATGACTGAAAGACGTTTTAACTATTTATTTAAAGATATGGAATTACAATTAAAAAGGGAAACTTTCACAGAGCAAAGCACTATCGGTACTTTATCAATAGAGGGTAAATTTGAATGTTTTATATTAGAAGATAAAGATAGAGGATTGAGTGATACGATGTCATTAGAAAAAATTGCAGGTACAAAGGTTTATGGCAAAACTGCAATACCTTACGGACGCTACGAAGTTGATTGGACTATGTCGGCACGCTTTAAAAAAATGATGCCTATATTATTAAACGTAATCGGTTGGAGCGGAATTCGCATCCACAGCGGAAATTCCGAATTGGACAGTTTGGGCTGTTTGCTCTGCGGAACTCGCAAATTAAGCAACCGAATTACTGAAAGCACTATTGCCACTAATAAACTTTACGCTAAGATTGAATCAGCTAAAAAGCAAGGGCAAAGAATATTCATAACAATAGTAAAATGAAAGATATATTAGATAGCTTTAAAATGGGCAACGCTGGCTTTAGTTCACGCAAATTAACAGCCTTTACAATTATTGCGTGTATAGTAGCTGCACACGTTAAATGGCTTAGTATGGGTGACTTAAGTATGTTGGGTGAAGTGTTAATTATTGATTATGGTTTTGTAGCTGCCTTATTTGGCATGACTACTTACAGCGGTTTGAAATCTAAAAATTAGTTAATTCGGTTTTAACATTTTGATAAAACTGATTAATGTGTCCGCCTGTTAATTCCAATATTTCATCAACTGCTATAATAGCACATTGTTTAGCTTCCTTCCATCTTTTGCTTGTTGAGTTAATACCTGAATCTGACAATCCATTATTTGGTAATGCAAAGTAAAAATTACATATTAAATCGTGTGCTTTTTCTTTTGCATTCATAATATTATTATATTTGTATATTGTTTGTAATTAGCTAGGTTTCATGTCCTAGCTTTTTTTTATGAAACTAAAGATGTGTTCTATTATTGGTAACGTCCAACCGTCACCAAGTAAACTGCCAGCTTTAGCTTTAGATAATATACTTGTATATCCATCAGGGAAACCTTGCAAGCGTTCCATTTCTATTTGGTTTACTGTTCTAACAATTCCATCCTTATAAGAATATAAATTATTATTTGATTCCATTATGCAAGGACTTTTACCTTTTGTAACTCTTGCTCGTCTTGTTGTTGAAGTAGGGAATGATAAATCTAAACAATCATTTTCAGTTACTATATCATAACCTTGCTTTGTGTTTGTTTTGCACCGCAGTTCGTTGTTTACTTCGTAGATTAATAAAGTTCCAAATTTTTCTCTATTAATCAAATAATGTTGAGCCTCTTTTGATTTTTCATTTTTATAACAAAATGAATTATACAACCCTGACAAAAGACATTTACTTTTTTCTCTATTAACATCACCACTTGTAATAATATCTTTAAACATTATACCCTTATCAATTGGTTGTGGAATATCAGTAACAATATCAAACATCGTTTCTTTCGTTCTTATGTTTGACCAATAATATCTATCTCGTAATTGTGCGGTTACTAAACTACTATTAATCCTACAAGGATAAACTCCTAAAGCTCGGCTCATAATTCCAACATCCAACTTTGAAGCACTACCTACATTTTCTTGCAGAAATAATACATTTGGATTAAGTGATTTAATATGATTAAGTATATCAACAAAAACAAAAAATAAACTACTTTTACTTCCGTTTATTCCTGCACGTTTACCAGCTGCCGACAAATCTTGACAAGGTGATCCGCTTAAAATTAAATCAATACTTTGCCAATCAATATCCCAATCTCGCCATTTAGTTACATCACCAACTTGAATAGTATCAGGAAAGTGATGTTGTGTTAATTCAATAGCGTATGGCTTTATTTCGCTTGAATAGTATTTATTTACTTTTATACCGATATTCTCTAAGGCTTGACGGCCTGTGTTCATTCCGTTGAACAAGCTAACTACATTCATCGTATTAACAACCCTCCAACAAAACCCAAACCGAAAGCTGCAATACCTACCTTTCGAGTTCGTTTCAATTTCTTATCTAACTTTAATATTGATAGACTATCTTTAGTATGCCTTAAAACGTACATATTTGACTGCTCAGACATAGTTCCAACAAGTTCGCTATAACTTATTAATTGCGTTTCTTGCCTTGTTATAATGCCCATATTGAAGCTATCTAATTTTAAGCATTCAGCGTTTAATTGCTCTAAATACATTTTGCAAGTATCAGGGGCTTGTTTATAGATTGTATCGTATTTAGTTTTATACTTTACAATAACCTTTGGGCGCAATTTCATTAAACTATCAATTATCAAACTATCCTTGTTGATAGTTGTTTTAATGCTATCAATACTATAATCAAACACGCTAGGCGGTACTTTAGGCGGTTGCTTTTTACCTTTACAAGTTACCATTAATGCTAGGCAAACTAATGCTATTATAATTGTAGGCAGTACTATTTTGTATGCCAGTTCTTTGATTATTTGTTTCTCTTCGTTTGTCATTGTATTAGGTTATCAATATTAATATTATATTTTTCGCACATCTCGTTTATATCTGCTTTGTTATGTAAGCATTCAAATATAACTAAAGCCATTTCTAAGGATGTAACGCATCTAAGGTGTGCCATTTTATCATCTGGGTTATCAAGGTCAAATTCTAAAATAGCGGTCATTTTTTACACATTTTACAAGTTAATTTATGCCATTTACTTTGAATATAAATGCCTGAAATAATTACTGCAACTATGGGCAGCCCTAAAGCCACCCACATTGCTATCCAAATGTAATAAAATATTCTACTCATTTTCGTTTAAATAATTTAATATTGATTTTTTTCTATTCTTTAATTGCTCTAACTTTAATTTTTTAACTAATATTTGAGAATGTAAATTTTCAATAAAGTTTTCTAAATTGTAGATGTCAAAATCTAATTCCTGTATTATTTCGCTTGGTGTTTTGTCTTTGTTTGTCATGTTAAAATAGTTTAGTTTGTTTTTTAATTGGTTTATCTCCGTTTTGCCATTCACTGAATTTTTTATCTCCCATTTTTTTTATAAAATGTTTTATATTATTTCTATATAAACCTACTTTAAAATTTGTATTTATTGCAGCTTGTGAGTCATCATCTGCTATGTCATTATAACCAGCCTCAATCATTGCGGCATGGTCGGGGAATACGTCCGAGTGCCTATCAATTTCTTTATTTATCAAATTATCTTCTTTGCCTCCAAATGAAAAAATAGTAATAAAGTTAGTTGGAATTAAGTTTTGGTATCTTTGTAATTTTTTAAAAAGAGAAACCTCCTTTGTATAAGTATAAAAAATACATTGTTGATTTTCCTTTGCAAAATTTATCCAGTCTAAAGCATATTGTTCACTAAAGAAATCCCCAGCATCGTGTATGCGAATGAATTTATTAATATATTTTTTATTTTTTAATTCCTCATTAATTAATTCAATCCATTTTTCACGATTATTTAAAACCATTTCTAATTTTTCGGTGTGTGCCTTTCTTACATTACTAAACATAAAAGTACCATTTTTAGCATAACAAAAAGCAGCGCAAACTCCAGCATTTGGACAAGTATTAAATTTAGTTCCATCGGTTAATTTAACCCAGTGAGCGGGCAAAGTCCAGCCGTAAACCCCAGTTTTTTTTAAATCTTTATTTTGAGTAAATAGTTTCATATTGTTTATTTTTTAGTAATATTTAATAAAATCTTTACTTGGGTTATCAAATGTCCTACATACAAACTTCCACGCATTTTCGTATGTTTCAAAGTCCTTTCGTGTTTGTATGTGTTTATTTTTGCAGTCTAAAAATTCTACATAAACAACTGATTTTTTTACTTT